AGAAATTCTTTTTTGATAATTTTCGTAATCTTCAATAAATCTTTGACTATTTTGTATTAGCATCTTCGTTCTCTAATATTAATATGGTTTCAATTTTGGTTCTAATAACGGTATTATTTAATGTGACCTTCAACCCGCCATGTAGCTGATTAGGCAAATGATCCAAATCACACCATGCTATTGTTTTACTAGCAGAAGTTAAAAATTCATCTTTGGTTAGACACACGTAAGTTCCGTATTCAAAACCCTTGTCTTCAGAAATATACAATTCAATTGGCAGTAATCTACCAGGGCTATATGTTTCTAAAAGTTTTTCAGCATCGGATAATAGCGACTCTTGTCTAGAAAATGTAGGTACAGTCCACTTAGATTCTTCTAATACTAGAAGTATCCGTCCTGTTGTTTTAGCAAGAAAAAGTAATCCGGCACGCTGTTGCATACCTTTACTTATAAGCTGGGCGGTAAGAAATTCCACAAACCTGGTGCGTATTCGCCTTCAAACGCTTTAATCCACTGATCTCCATCCCAGCGATATTTGATGCCTGTACGCAGATTTTGAATATATGTTGGGTCATCACCTGTAACTGGATCCCATACAGTTACCCACGCAGTTCCACTCCATTCAATAATAGAATTAGCTTTAATTACAGGGTCTGATAAATTGAGATTTTTCCAAGCATCTGGGCCGTCATAAAGTGTTGCCGTACTAGTAACAGTTGCAGGACCATAAGATTGTCCAACATTTACACTTGAATTAACATCATCTAACATAAGGAATCTAATGCCCAACGGAATAGCAGCCTGACTGCCATACACTTCTATTGGATTGTATTTGTAAGGATCTATAATGGCATCTACAGTTCCTCTTGCAGCAACTCCTGTAATAGTACTGTTGACTAATGTGTTTTGTGGGATTGTATCTTGATCAAATGTCACTACTAGAACTGAAGGATTTACAGTATTGATGGCGTAAGTACCAATCATTTCATATCCAGAAGATTGTTTAAAAAACATTTGACTTCCGGGTTCGTATCCGCCTTGAACTGTTAGAATTCCATTCCAGTCAATCGGTTCTCCGTTTTTAATAGACTTTTGATCTAGTCCTAGTGCTAATACCGCAGCATCTGGATTGACCAATGTTACATCGTAATCGTACGGCTGACCGTTATTAGATTTAAACAATAACACTCTGTATCTATTTGAAGTTGTTTCAAATGTTCCTTTTCTTCTGTTGTAAATCAAATCTTCAAGGCTAACAATATCACCTTCTTCGCTGAATACATTGTTAATAATATTCTTAACGATTCCAAGTTTTTTAACTTTGGCCGGCGGAGTAATCCAAATTGGCATTTCAAATTCTATAGTGCTTATGTCAATCTCACTTTCTGCGCCCTGTGGAATAGTTCTAGAACTAAACGTAATAGTTTTAATATCTAAAACACTTAAACTGGTCCAATCAATATAGTTGTCAGTAGTCTGTATTTCTAAACTTGGATTGAATAAAACTAAAAGCTGCTCCATTAACTGTAATTTTTGATCAGTATTGCTGGTCCAGATGTCTGCTTTCATAGAAAGTTTATATGGGGTTGGCATTAATCTTTCAACAGTATACCCACCGCCTTGACTGCTTCCGTACTCTATTTGTCCGCTGTTGTCGCTCCATTTTCTTTCACGAATATTAACCTTGCTGACAAAGGTTGCATCTGAAATTCTAGTAGAATCTGTTTCTAACCCAGAAATATAGCAGGCAATTTTTGGAACCGTGGACATTTTATTTTCAGAATTGTCTTTGATTAAACTGGCAACTTGTCGAGTCATATCACCATACATCACAGGAACTTCTCGTTGTTCACCGTCTCCTGCTTGATATTTAAAACCTATAAACACACGCATAAACTGTGTGACATAGCGTCTTATCTGTCCGTCGTAAAAGAAATCCATTATTCGTCCGCCTGTGGTCTTAATGCCTTAGATAGGCTTTGTTTTTCTTCAATGTTATGTCCGTCAATTACATTGGTAGTATTGTTGTTAATGAAACTGGTTTTCTGTGTAACACGAATCTGTTGCCATTTTGCAATGTCTGCTGATGGACGAATTCCTAAGTTGTTATTAACTTTAGATACGTATTCTGCATTATTAAATTTAACAAGATCGTTCTTCTGATAGGTTGCACCAACAGTCCACAGACCTTGATTGACAGTACCATCATGAGAACCTCTATTGCTCATAGTCATACGCACATTATCTTCCTGTTTAACCCAACGTGTTCCATTATAACGGAATAATCTATTTGGCAAATAGTCTGTTCTTAGAGCAAACTGACCTTCAACTGGACTGTTAGGAAATGCAATTCCTGCAGTGAATGGTGCTCCATTTTGCGGAATGCCATCTTGTGTAATGTATCCTCGATAACCTTTCTGTGCCGCCGATAACAACATGGTGCTGGCTGTTGATCCAACATACACCGGATTGCCTTCATCGTCAAATAATAAATTACCAGCATCATCGGTTGCCTGTGTTTCTACAGAAGCATCTAATACTTCAGAATCAACAGTTGTTAAAATTGAATCACCCTGGGCATCTGTTTGCAAGGTATAGAAACTAGTAGTATCAAAACCACTTCTTGGCACATCGGCCTCTGCTTGATCAAGAACTGCCTGCGTAATCTGCATTTCTTTCTCATACGTACTCATGATATCTCGTAGAGTAGTTGTTCCGTCCTCGCCAGTATCGTCTGCAAGTCCGTCAAGTATATCTTTAAATTCTTGACTGTCTACCATTGGTTTACATTTTGCACGATATAAATGTGGATACCAAGTAGCTGAAAATCCTTCAGCAGCACGGGTAACTTCTTCAATAACATAAAAACGTTTTAGAGCAAATTGTAAATCGTTAAGTGCATGGTCATCTTTTAGATGAGGTAATTCAATAACGTCCCCCGCTATAAGTTTTCTTCCTATTTTTTCAATAGTGTCGTTGATATGGAAGGTTACAAATATTGTGTCGTTCTGTAAAAATAATCCAAATTGACTTAGGTTAAAATCTAAATCTTGTATATTGTAAACACCACGTAGTGTAAAAATGTCAGGTTCGTATTTTCTATCTCTGTTTTCTAAAAACAGTAGATCTTGAATTTGCGATGGATTTGTACTAGAGTATGTAGGAGTAGTTGGTGTATCATTGATAGAACTTCCTGGTCCTAGATACTTGTGTATAAGCACGTCGACTCCGCCTACTTGGAACATTTCCCAAATAGTTTTATCGATAAACTTGTAATCATTGCCCTTTTCGGGACGGTATAAGCTGAGTCTTGGCATAGTCATATATTTACCGCTACGATAAATAGTTATATGAGCTCAACTGATCAAGCAAAACAACAGGTTTTTAACTACTGCAAAACCATGCTAGGCGATGGCATGATTGATGTAGAATTAGATCCTATACACTATGAAACAGCACTTAATCGTGCCCTAGCAGTTTTCCGTCAACGCAGCGATAACGCTGTAGAAGAAAGCTATGCATTTCTAACATTAACAGAAGCCCAAAACGAATATATTCTACCTCAAGAAATACAGCAGGTAAGGCAGATATTTCGTCGAAGCGTAGGATCTAGAACGGGTAACGGAACAGGCGGCACTGTTTTTGAACCATTCAACATGGCCTATACTAACACTTATTTGCTAGCCAGTACAAATATGGGTGGGTTACTAACTTACGAATTGTTTGCTCAATACCAAGAACTAGTTGGTAAAATGTTTGGTAGTTACATTAACTTTACATGGCATCCACAAAGTCGTAAACTTATAATTCATCAACGTCCTCGAGGAGAGGAAAGCGTGATGTTGCAGGTTTACAATACCAAACCAGACTTTGCTATCATTGACGATGTGTATTCGGGGCAATGGATTAAAGATTATAGTCTTGCCAACTGTAAAATGATGCTGGGTCAAGCACGTGAAAAGTTTGCTCAAATTGCAGGACCACAGGGCGGTACTGGATTGAACGGTGCGGCTATGAAAACCGAAGCCCAGGCAGAAATTGATAAATTGGATGAGGCACTTAAAACCGGAATCACTACCCAAGGTTGGGGTTGGGTAATTGGTTAAATTCCTTTGACTTTTTAGTAAATCTATATTATAATAGTCTTATAGGAGACAATTATGATCATAGGTATTTGCGGTTTTATCGGCAGCGGCAAGGACACAGTCGCTGACTATCTAGTTAACTTCCACGAATTTAGACGAGAA